GTTCCCAATGGATTACTACCACCACTAAAGTTTGCAGCATCAAGAAATCTTGCCATTGTTCTTATTCTGGTAAACGTAGCACCTGTTAAATCATTACCAGCCGTTGTTTGATTAACAAGTAATAAAATTGCAGATATAGTTCCTAACGCATTACTTATAACAAGAGTTGGTCTTGGAAGTTGACCACGTTGATATGCAAAACCTGTAGCTTCTATAGGAAATCTTTGATAAGAATTACCAGCCCAAACTATCTCTCCATTCGCATTTAAGTTGCTTCCAGAATGAAATCTATAAACAGTAGTCGCACCATGTAAAGAATTATCTAGCTGTAGTGTAAAAAGTTCAATGATTGCAGAAGGGTTTATTTTTTGAACTTCACTAAAAACAGGATCAGTGCTCATGGTTCAAATACCTCTCTGAACGTAGCTTGTATTGTTGCTCTGTTTAAATATGGTATTGATTTATTCCAACTTTCACATACAAACTTAGATGAACTAGCTTCTCCTGGGGGAGTAAAATCAAAGCTGGCACTATCATTTGCTCTTGCATCTAAAAATGTTTCTATAGTATCTGCGTCTGTTTCTGATACTTCAAACGTAAAATCAAATATTTTAGGATTTTGATGTTGAGCTAATCCAAATAATATTCTGTGCTCATAACCATCAGCAAAACGAACAGTACGAGTTAATGGTGCAGAATTTTTTTGTTGGCCATAAGTAGGAGTTATTGATGGAAACGTAGCCATTATGAAAGTATGCCTCCAGGTCTTTTCTGTTGTATTAATTCAGATTGTACTGCAACTGATATAAGACGACCAAGTTCTCTACCTCTTTGTTCATCACCTTGAACTGAAGAACCAGAAGCATCTACATTAACAACTACATTAGTAGAACCTCCTAAATCAGAATTTGGAACTATACGACCACCTGCATTTGGTACAAACATTTCTGGTCCACGTTCTCCTACTAAATAATTTTTATTAGCATTTACAGGACCACCATTAGCTCTTGCAAAAAATCTTGAACCAGGAAATATACTACCAAGTAAAGAATTAACACCAAATTGAATAAGTGATCTAGAAATTTGACTAAATACACTACGAGCAACTTCTCCAAGAGTTTTAGTACCCTCTATTGCACCTTGAATAGCATCAACTATTCCAGTTTCAATACTTTGCCCTATTGATTTATATAAAGCATTTAATTTTTCTACTTGTTTCACTTCTTGTTCAATAGCTTCTAAAGCATTAACAAGTGCTACTATTTGATCTTTTTTATCTGCTCCATATTCTTTTACTAAATCTCTTATTCTTTTTTCTTTATCAGCACGTTCTTTTCCTAATGATAAAATTTCTGCATTATATCTAATTTGATCTAACAAATCATTTTTGAAATTATCAAAATTAACTGATAAATCTCTTGAGCCTTTATTAATATCATCTAATTGATCTTTTATCCTGCCAAACATTTTTTCAAAAAATGGTATTCTTTCTAACTGCATAATTATGTCTTTAACAAATCCAGCTATTTGACTTGTTATTAAATTAAATAATTTTATTACAGCAGTTAAACCTTCTACTAACTCAGTAATTATAAAAGTAAATGGAACAGATATTATTCCTAATGCTGCTGAAGCAGAAGTAAGAAGTTCTTGGAATCTTGAACCAAGTAAATTTAATTGATTTCCAATATCAATCATTGTATCTGGTCTAGTTCCAGTTTGTTTTGCAACTTCTTTTGCAATTTGTTGTCTAGCACCTTCAAAATCTCCTATTCTTTTTAATTGATTTACTGTTTTACTTAACTGTGCATTTACACGAATACCAGATTGTTCTAAGGAATCCAAATCTATATTTTGTGTAGCTAAACCTATATCTTTTACTTTAGTTAAAGTACGTTCTAGAACTGTACCAAGAGCACTACCTAATATTTGAGCACCAAATTCTTGGCCTTTTGGAGCTAACATCGTTCCTAATAAACTACCACCAACTGCTCCTGCTCCTCCACCAAATAACAAAGGAAAACCAGCACCAAGCATAGTGCCTTGCCTTCTATTTCTAATCCTTCTCATATTATTTAATCTTCTTCTTGCTTCTCTTTTACGCATTTCTTCAGTCCTTGTTGAGACTTTTTCTTGTTTTTTAACTTCTTCTGTTATTTGTTTTTCAATTCTTAATGCCACTTGTCTACCTGCATTAAATTCTCTAGTAGATTGTGCTGCAAAAGTACCACTTGTTTGACCTGCTGCTGGTAATCTTCTACTTGGTGGTACAAGAGTCGCACCTCCTAAAGCATTTATTTGTTCCTGAGTAACAAAAGCAGTAGCAGCAGTAAATGGTTTAGCTGCTCTTGCTGCCTGACTTTGAATATTTGCATTAATTCCTAACTGCCTTCCTATTGCTTTACTAATTTTCAAAAACTCTTCTGAACCAACAATAGTCATCTCTTGCATACGCTTGAGCATTGACATTGCTTCATTACCAGCAAGTATTGTTCTAGGGAACGCTTCTATTTCTTTTAATCTTGCACTAACATTTCCTATTGTTTTCTTTGGATCTGTACCACTTGCCATAGCAAAAGCGGTAGCTTCTAATCTTAATGCTTTAAAATTACCTGCTAATAAAGTTGTTGCTGCTCTTTGTCTTTCTGTTGCCTTAACAGCATCATCAAATGCTTTCCTGACAAAGCTCATTTCTTCTTTTATCGTTGATATTTTTCTTGCAAACTGATTAGGTCTATTAGTGTCCATAAAGGAGTTAACAGACATTTTACCTTGTTCTATCTGTGCGTTTAATCTTTTTAATGCTGCCTGTGCTGGATCTGTTTTTATATTTATCTTTAACTTATTTATATTTCCAAAAGTCCTTTCTACCTGCTTTGCAACCTGTTGAAGTTTTCTTACATTCTTTTCACCACGACTGGTATTTATAACAAGATCAATCTGTTTAATCGCCATTTCGACCTAATTAGCAAAACATATATTCTATTCTACCTCGATTTGGGTATAACGCTTCTTCTTTGTGTTTTATCTTGTTCTTTTTTCTGCTCTTCATTTCTTATATCATAAAAAGCAGCCCAACCTATCATCTCCTCAAGGGTTAAAGTCTGACATAATTCACTAACAGATTTTTTTAATTCATTTGCTAATGAATAAATAAACATCCAATCAGGATTTGCTTTTCAAATCGGCTTTTGCCTCTTCAACCTCCTTGTCAGAACCAGCTTCTAACATCGCCAGTTGTATTTCTTGAAGAACAGAGGCAGCAACTTCTCTTCTTAATGAAGCCTTATCTCCATCAGCAAATAATCTTTTGCCATCTTTGTCTAATGCTTTTTCAATCATTAACTGTAAAGCAAAATCATTAGCATCTTCAGTTCCACTTTTTTTCTGAATCATCTCACGTTCAGCAATAGTTAATGGATGCCAAAAAATAGTCAATAAGATTTCATCATTATCCATGATGTCGTACTTATATAATTGGCTTACGCCAAATTTATTTTTAAGAAGGTCAATAGCTCTAGTCATAATATTATATAGCTATTAAAATTATATCAGCTATTTGCAAAAAAGGAACAAGATATGATTCCTAAAAAATGTGAACGATCTTCTATTTCTATTGGAATTGGACCAGATATTTCTCCAATGACAGGTGAACAAGAAAAAGGATCTGCATAATTTGAGGCGTTGATAGAACTTAATCCATCTATTACAGCCTCTCCTATAACAGATAATACAGAAGTACCTTTATTTTTAGGAACATAAATATTACATTGAATTGCACCAGAATAATAATCTGTTGCTGTTCCTTGAGCTTGAATTGTAGATTGATTGAACGTAATAGATGTTGTTATATATTTTTTTGTCTTACCAGGAGTTGTAAAATTTACATTATCATAAGTAATAATTACAGTATTATCTGCTGCTATAACTGAATCTGTAATAGCTTTTTCAAAAGCTGCTCTTGCGTTAACTAAACTCATAAGTTTGTATATCTAGAACCTAGTGCTGATGCGTTTCGACCACCTTGAGCACCTTGATATAATACCTGAGATCCAGCAACTCTTAAATCTGGTCTATTCATAGAGCCACTAAATACAACATCAACAACTTGTGTTATTTGTTCCATATAAGGCATTATAAAACTACTTTCAGATCCTAATGCTTGTCTTGCATATTCAGCCCTATTACCTATAAATATTGATTCTCCAAATTTAAATTTTTTACTAAGTGAATATCTAGGTTCAATAATAGGTGCTGTTTTAATTCCATTATCTCTAGCTTTTTTAACTTCAGTCCACGGAGAAATTCTTGGCTCATTTGATAAAGGTCTATAAGTATTTGCTTGCCAACTAGAAGCAAAAAAACCAGTATATTGAGGACTTTGTGATGGTAAATCTGATAAAACAGTACTTACTAGGTTATTTAATTGAGTATTAAGTTCTCCTCTTGTAGAAGCTATCCAATTAGTTATAGCATTTGGATCTGATTGAGTCATTAAAACCTCCCACGAATTGTGAATAAATAAGTTTGTCCACCTTGCAATGTGCTTATATCAACTATCTTTGCGACTCTCGTTGATCCTGCGTAAGTTAATGTAATTTCATCATCAAAATCAGGTTGATTATCTCCTATTAAATCAGGTGTTACATAAGTTCTAAATTCTCTTATTTCTTTACCTAAGTCCTCCTGTGACCTAATAAATTCAATCGGAACTTTAATACTGTAACTAGTATCAGTTGTGGTATATGTACCTGTGCTTGTGTTATAAATACCAGATGTTTTTTTTGTATAAACGATAGAAGAATCCAACGAAGTTCCAAGAGTTGCTACAACATCTTTAGCAACACTTTTTAATAATGAATCTAGTTGACCTGCCATTATCCTCTAACTACCCTCATTTGAAAAGTACCTGCTCCACCTAGCATATATGCTCCAAGATAACTTTGTAACCACGGGTAAACATCCATAATATTATTTATAGAACCAGTACCCTGGCTATCAGTATTGTATTTAACCTGTATATCACCTAATTTTACTTCAGAAAAATTACCATCTTTACCTGTGGTTCCTGTTATTGCATCTGTATCATTTGCTAAAGCTCTAGCTAATTCATATTGTGCATACTTAATATTGTTTGGAATAGTAGAACAACTTAATTCAACTCTATCTACTTGATAATTTGTTCTTGGAAACTTTAATGCCTGATCCTCGTCACATCTGTCTCCTTGAAAGACAAAAGTATCAATCCATCTTGTAGCTGCTATTAATGATCTATTTTTTTGATCGTCTGTTTTATTTGTCCAAGTTGAAGAATCTGGTACTGTTTCAAAATAACTATTAGCTTCTGCCAATGTGACATAGCTATTGGCAGTTTCACTTTTTATAGTTGCATTTATGGTAGCTGCCACGATTTATAAAGTAATTTAGTTTTATTGTAGCGTAAAGAAAAAACCCCACCAATATTTGATGAGGTTTGATGACCACAATTTAATCTTAATATAAATTAAGACTTTAG